ACCAGTCTGGATCTCGATGATCTCCAGCGGCACCTGACCGGGGTTACTGAGTCGGTGAAAGACACCGGCAGGGATATAGGTAGACTGGTTCTCGCTCATCAGAATGGTTTCATCACCAATGGTGGCCTGCGCGCACCCCGACACCACCACCCAATGCTCGGAACGATGTAAATGTCGGTGTAGCGCCGCAGAAGATTTGATCACAAAAAGCCAGTGAATCGATCATTTATCATAGTGATCAATTCACTGGCTTTTAATTTAAAAAAAAGAAAAAAATATGCCTACGCTTAGAGCGGCCAAGTTATGCCGTCGAGGCTGACATAGTTGCCTGTAGCAGGGCTAGCACCATCGTCAAGCACAATGCCAAGCGCAGGGTCAATGCCGATCAGCGCGGTAGTTAGAGTGCCATTATTTTTGTACGCAATAAACCGAAGGGCATTTTTTGGCCGCAGAGAAGGAATCAAGCTTGATATTACCCCAGCAGCACCTGCCTCAGCTTTCACCAAGCCCATAATTCTTACGCCATAACCGTGTAGATCTGCTTTAAAGGATGAAGTTGAATTCCCATAATTAATCCAATTTGCAGCCAAACCAATCTCAGATTGAAAAATGTACGTTACTAACTCTAGTGCAGCATTACCAATCAGTATTTTTGCATTGCCGGATGCAAAATTGTAAGCCATCGCGACAGATTTCAAATCTAGGCTATCAATGATCACCTTGGCGTAGTCATATGCAGCAACAGCAATGCCGGAAGCGTTTGTAACCTGCATACTTCCTATATGAAGGTGAGGATCGTCGATTGCCGCATTTGGGTGTTTGTAAAGCAAAGCATCAACCACATTATTGCAGATAAGCTGGCCAATGTTTATGCGTCTAAACTGGCCGATTCCGCCGATGTTAACGGCATAACGCATGGTGCCGGTAAGACCGTCGGTAATAACGGATCCAATCTGGATATCAACACCAACTAAACCACTGGCGGCAAACCCATTATCAGACCCTTTTGCAACAACAGAGCCTATTTGTATTGGTCCGGTAAAATTTTGCGAAGCCGGATTTAAAAATAGGCCGTAATAAGGGATTGTAGGGGCCGAGTGTGGTGTGCAATTTGGCAGGTTTCTGTCGCATAGAACAGATGCAATCTGGATATCGCCGCCAGGTGCGTAAGAGTCAGACTTGATGATCAATCCTTCGCCACTGGCCATAAACCCTGCTATAGATCCTACACGAACATTTTGCGCTTTAATTACAGTCGCATGAATTGAGTAAATACCAATAATGTTATCCATGAATCCACCATCAAATCCCTCCGCCAAAAACGCGTGGCCGACAGTCATAGACTCCTTACATAAAGCAATGACATTATTTGCCATAAAATTTTTACGCTGAGCCTGTGGTGATGCCATGTTTGGCTGAGCAAAAGCGAAGGCGTCCCACGTGCCACCAAGTGGATGATTTACGTCCAAAGTGCTCGCGCCCTCATAGCGGGCATCTATTACGTTTTTCCCCATGTCGAAACCAACGTTTTCAACTGAGAAGTTGTGAGCAAAAGCGTTGAATCTCCCTTCGATAATAGATCCACCAACAAGAGCGCTTGCGTCAGAATTCCACGTAGGCATTTTATGACCGACGATAGATACATTATCCTTGCTCATGTAGTCATTATCGTAGGTCCAATCACCAGAGAAAAATTTACCAACTGGTACTATAACTGTGCCGCCAAAAACAGATAATGCAGATATAGCCTCTTTAAGGCTTTCATAATCGGCAATATTTACTGTTGAACCGAAATACCAACGGATCGAGTCAATTTCTTGTTGGACAGTTTTTGAACTTGTGGTTCTAATTACCCCAGCCCCAGTGTTTTCGTTGAGTTTTGACCTGATGTTTTCTGGCGAGCGGTCAACCCACATCCCTGGTTCCAAACCTGGACTAGACACACCTTCCACATCATAAGGTAGGATGCCACTGTAGGAGTATGCCCTCCCGTTAAATTCATATAAAAGCACATCATTAGCGCTAGTTACCCTTCCTCCAACTTCAAAACCACCATCGACCAGCGTATATCCAGCTTCGGCATACGAACGGCGCAACGCTTCACGGGCACTGGTAGAGTTGGAAACCCGCTTTATAGCTTCAAGTAGCTGATCATCATCGGCCTTGCTTGGGTCAATACCCGCGGCGGCCAGTACGTTAATCAACTCATTTGTGATCTGATTAAACCAATCACCGCCTGCAACGGTGGGTGGTACACCAACGCCACCCTCAGTGAAGAACTTACGAACTGCAGCGGCCACTGGCTTGCGTGCAGGCTCTACATCAACGCCGGTTCCGGTATCAGGCCAAAACATAAGTTACACCTCTATATAGTTAAAGTCGTAATAGAAACCCGCCAGCTTCAGACGGTTAAGCACGCATTCCAGAACGAGGGGGGCGTTACCGCGAAGCGGGGTCAATACGTTGTCGAGAACGGTGAACCGCTCTTCAGGGATGCCATACACATCCACCCGGAGAACGAACCGAGTAGATGCTGGATAAAGTGGATAATTTACGTCACGCAGCACGTGATGTGGCCATTGCTCATAGACCTTCACGGTGAACCCAAGTGCCGCGGCGATTTGCTCGATTTGCCATGTCTGCAGGCCGCCTTTACGGTGGTATTTCTCGACCACAGCGGCTCGGCGACGCTCAAATGATTGCTCGGTTACTTCGCACTCGGGGAGGCCAAGATAGGCCTCCCACTCCGGCAGCAACTGAACGGTAGTTTCTGGCCGCATCTCAAGCAGCAAACCATCAGCGCTCAGCTCAAGATCAGCCAAGCGCTTGGCAAAACCACGCACGTATTTTGGAAGGTAAGCGTCAGGATCTCTTGGCCAGGCTTTGCCGCGAGGCATTTGCTGAAGAAGAGCGTCACCCCACTGGTCTACGGAGTGGGCCATGTGATAACCCCGATCACGTTTAGTTCGTCAGTGGCAGCTGGTACATCGGCGGCCAGATCCAGAGCGTAGTTTTGCAACCCTGCTGAGTTACCGATCGCCGTTCTGACCTTGGAAAGCAGTAAGGTATCGCCGGGTTGCAAGGTCTGTTCGTACCATTGCAGGTTCATGTCGATAGCTGCGCGGATATCAGCTGTATCCGGAACCGGAACGATCACCAAATTGGTAGTTTTCAGCGTCGGTCCGATGAAGACGGGCTCAATGCCACCAGGGCGTCCGACAAAGACACCGGTTGCCGGATCTTGGTGGCGAAACAGATACTCCAGCATGGCTTGCTTATCGGTTGGCGTTGGCAGGATGTCAGACCGGCCATCAAATACCCAGCCGATACCGACCGTGCCGCCACCTTGCCACGAGTCATAGGCCCACGCTCGCGTAACACCGGAAACTTCGCGCATCCATGCCACATAATCAGCAGGAGTTCCACCCATTGGTGGGTTGCGCTTGCGGAACAGCAGACGCTCCAAAAGTTGAGGAATAGATTCAATATCCGCACCACCACTGATGTCACCGCTAGTACCATTGGATTGCAGCCCTGGAACAGGGGTTACCAGAGTCAGCACTTCACTTGCATCCATATTTCCATCAACACCAACAACCGCGCATTTAACTTGCACAGTGACGACACCGCCGACCGGGGCACTACTGGAGGTAACAGCGTATTGGCGGCCATCCTTATGTGCCAGAACGGTATCTATTGGTGCAGCAACCGCGCCAGTCAGTGTGACAGGGCCAGATGCATAAGTTGCTAACTTGCGAATAACACCTTCGGCCTGCGCCGTTTCGATGATGGTTTGGTCATCCGACTCAGTTGTCGGAATGATCTGGCGAACGATCCACATCTGATGATCGTAGAGGTCACGTTGGCCAGCAGAGACAGCTATATTCAGCGCCTGTTCGATGCCGAACTTAGGCAGTACAGTGCCAAGGCTGGATTCAATATCCAGCAGACCGCTGGCAGTAATTTGACGTAGTGTCGGGATGTTATACGGCATTTGCTTGCGCCTCCCAACGCTGTTTTATGCTCATCGACATAGGAGAGCCATCACGCTTGGTAATAGCGATATCAAGCTGCAGCAATTGAAACTGTGGAATGGATCCGGTGACTACGACACTACGGGCATAATCTGGCTTTAAATTGCGATCGAGGGCAGTTTGTGCGTAGGTTACAGCCTTGTTTCGCACCTCAGTCGTTAGCTTTGAACGGTCCAGTAGCCATAACTTGCTGCCCCACGCCTGGTCAGAAAATGTATCACCAACCCATCCGCGAAAATCGTCAATGCCGTCTGGCAGAACGTCTGAATCATCGGCCCGGATATCGGTAAAAAGGATCTGCAATACCATTGTTTCGAGGCCATCATCCTGACGCAAACCGGCCGGGGTGATATCTACATCTCCTCGGCCGGTTCCGCTATTCCATATAATGGCTGTAGTCATCGTCCCTCACACAGGGGTAGATGTCTGACCGCCCCCTGACTGATTGTGAATATGGGCCTTCAGCGATGTAGTTCCGGTAGTTACATCCGTATCTGACGAGAGCGCGCCAGCAACATGCAAAGGGCCTTGAATTTCGGTATCAGGAGATATGATGGTGAATTTTTCTGAAGCGTTGATAATGACGGTTTTCGCGGTGAATTCGAGAACTCCATTCTTTCTTAGAATGATGCGGTGACCCTCCAGATGGTATAGGCAACTATCACCTTCTTCCAAGTTTTTTGGCCTGACAGACTTATCTTCTACGGCAATAGCGACCAGCCCGGCACGAGCACCACACAATCCAAGAACGACAGCTTCAGAGCCGACTGGAGGCACACTGGAATGACCATAGTTCTGGAAGCGCTCGACGTTATCTGGACCCTCATCAGCCAATACTTTCAACTGCAGGTTCTGCCGCCTCAGTGAGTCATTCACCATAGTAACAATGGCCCGATCGGCAAGCAGGCGTAGACGGCGCTGCACAGGAGCCAACAGCTTCTGCACATCCCTAATACTTACCATGTTGTCACCTCTTTGGTATGTTTTTTAGTTACTTCAACCGGGATCAACATGGCATCGCGTGGCATCAGATTGATGATGGCTTCACGACCGTTTTTATCATCTTCCATCAGGGTCACATTCACGATAAGCCAACTCTCATCCAATCCCTGGATCTCATCCTTGATGGGGCACATACGGTTGATGCGCCACAAAGGCCCCGCATTACCTTCCATTCCCTGAGTGCGCCATCCGGCTACGGTAATTTCTGTCTGTGTACCTTCACCCATGCTGCGCTGTTTCTGCCACTGACCACGCTTGCTGGCTCCGGCCGCAGTTGTGACGTCCTCGGCAATGATGATCCGAGGGCGATAGCGAGTAACATCCGGATCGATGACAGTCGCCTTCTGGCCACCGATAGTTGCCACTGCCGTGCTATCCCATGTCTTTCCGCCGCCGTAGCTGCTGCCTTTAACAATCCATTCAGAAGCCCGATCTCGCATACTGAATGTGCCACGAGCAGCCATAATATTTTTACCAAGGATCAAGCTGGCACCCATCACAGCTGCGCTGGCTTGTGTTAGCACCAAGGCACCACTTTCATTGGTGGTCAACAAGATCGCGCGCTGTTTGGCCAAACGGTCCAGCAGTTCAAAACAGGTCTCTCCCTGCTCGATGGCCACGCGGGGAAACGCGGTCCCAACGTCACACTCAACAACCACATCGATATTGAATGGCGCACAGATATCACGAGCTACCCGCTCCAGGGTGGCATCCTGCCACTGGCCTGTTTTATAGATGGCCGAGCAGTCAACCAGATCGCTGGTCTTGCTCCGACCTTGAACGACCCAGCTCACCTCTCTGGCGTCATAACTGGGGATGAAGTCATCAACGTATCCGGTCAATACCAGGTCATTCCCGATATGCACGGTGCAAGCGCTAAGTGGCTTAATCGTCATGATGCTTGGGTTATCCCACTTACGGGTAAGGCTCAGCTCGAAATCCCCGGCGATATCCCGCAGGCTACGGGTGATTCGCACCTTCTGCCACCCGCTGTAGATCTGGCCATCAACGCGCAGAGTGATTGCTTCAGCCATCTATCACCTCTATTTTTGTAGTTGGGGTGATGAATGCCGGGTTCTGAAGCTTATTTGTGCTGACCAGACGATCCCGATATTCAGCGTTGCCATATTGCTGCCAGGCTAACAATGCCGATGGAGTGGTGGTGGCCAGCACCAACTGACGGCGACGCGGCAACTGGGTGCCACGTTCGCGGCTATCATTCAGCACTGCCAGTCGTAAATCACGCAAGGCACGCCAGACATCACTTTCACCCGCTTCAACCGCATCCATCGCCAGCTCCGCTAGTCGGGCCGCCAGCAGGTTGGCCATCAGATCCAAATCATCCGCGGTGAGCAACAAATTGCGAGAAGCACCCACCACACCATCCATCACCACCGGGCGGCTCAACTGATTATTGGCTTGGTCACCGGTTAATGACTGGCCGATGGTCACCCCATTGGTAGCATCCGTGGTAAAGGCTCGGTCACTGCTTAAATCGGCACTCGCAATGGCGCTGGCCGATGCGGTGGCGGAGGCTCGATCAATCAACTTGGTGAACGTAGCACCATTTGCCAGAGCGGATGCCAGTTCATCCGGAGAGTCACTGGTTGATGCTGATGATGCGATCCCGGTGCTGGCATTGCTTTTGATGCCAGACGGTAATCCCCCGGTGATAGCCAACTCAGCCCGCATTCCTTCCCACCGACGGCTCACTGAGTCATAGACAGATAGGGCCCTGATAGGGTCAGTCACAACACCCTTTATATCTTCGACGATGCCGGTTACTTCGCGGGCCAGCTCTCCTGGGTATGCCAGCAGACTGCCAACGCTATCCTTGGTGCGCATCAGACGGTCAGTCCATTCACGAAACTGATCTGGCAAGGTCGGCAATCCACGCGTTAACTCATCCAGATCATCCAGCATGGTATCGACCATGGAACCCATGTTGTCGATGCCGGTAATAAACTTGTCCATAAAGGATTGCTCGGCGGCGTTCTTGGCAGCATCAGCGGCATTACCAAGAGTGGCTGCAGTATCGATAGCTGCAGAGGGAAATAATCTGGAGCCTGCTTCCCACACTGTGAAATTTACGTAAGCAACCCCGTCTTCTTCATTATCGAGACGGTGGCTAACTTCACCCACCTGCACCGTGCGCACACCCCACCATGGGTGGATCATCTCGCCGGTACCTGGCTGGCCAAGTGCGTCCAGCAAGCTGCGTATCTGGGTCAGATAGTCTTTACCAACTACTTTCCCCGAGATTTGTTCATTGGTCAGGACCGCCCCATTATCTTCGGTCCAGCCAGTTTCACGCTTCGGGTATTCACGAGGGATGGCCCGACGACCACCCTTGCCATCTACCGTATTCAACAAGAACTCAACGCCACGGATCGAGGCGGTTAAACGCTCTTCAAAGCTCATTCAAACCCCCGTTATGGCATCAGGCTTGGACCGGTATCGACGTTGATATCCAAACCTTGATAAATACCTCTTGGCTTGGCTGTAGCGCCGATAGGACCATCACTATGTAAGTAGATATCAAGGGCGGATTTTTCAGTGCGTGCAGCTGGCTGACTATCACGAGTAAAGAAAGAAGATATCTCATCAAATGCATCAAGAAATCCCGGAGCTTGAGGGATAACTGAACCATCTGGCAAAGTAACGGAACTCCCGTCAGAACGTCTTACTTTTACTGGGGAGAAATCCGGTATCATGCTTGCAGCGACCCCAAGCGTTGTAATGTTCCCGAGATCTTTCATGCCATATCGCCAGGGCTTTCGCCCTGAGCCTGCAGGCCCACCCGTTGGCAGGTCAACACCACCAAGCCCACCGCCTGGCATATTGACGACATAGACAGGTGTTGCACCCATAGCTTCCATAGCACCGCCCAATGCCCCGCCTTTTTTACCGGGCTTGGCGGCGTCCCAGACACCCTTGGTCCAGCGTGCCGCATCCACCCCCTTTTTCACAGCCACTAAACCGCCGACAACCAAGGCGATGTTCTTGCCGGTTTCTAACCAGTTCTGCACAGCATCTGGATCCAAGCTATTAATTGCGTCTGCCAGTTCAGCAATTGGTGCAGCAAGCTGCTGATTCGAGAACTGGTTCCAGCTATTGCTGATCAGCTGCATAGAGGCGGCAAAGTCTTCAGATGCGACGGAAGCATCATTCATCGTTGTGGTGCCATCACCAGCTACCTTGAGAAATTCGTCAAAGGCTTTGATATCACCTGACTGCACGAACTCAGCAATCACTGGCTTTAATGCGCGCTTGGCCTCGTCAGTCAGATTCAAAGCAGCAAGGTTTTTAGAGAGTCCTTTCGACTTCTTAACAATCTCCTCCATAAGTACCGGCAATGAGCGCATGACTTCCTTGCCCTGCTTTAGTTGTACTGGATCAAACACATCGATGTTCCCCAGCTGCTTAAGGCTTTTTACCGTTTCAGGGCGGGTGATATCGCGGATAAGCGATTCGAATGCAGTGACAGCCTCGGTATCAGAGCCAACACCTTGGCGTATGATCTGCAGGGCTGCACCAAGTTCGGTGACTGCATCAGCACCTTGCCGA